GCAGCACGGCGCATTGTGCAAACGCTGTTGGAGAAGGAGAACGCTAGTGTACTATGTTGTCACACTAGCCATGCCACTAGCGTAACTGTACAGCAGCCTGCCATATACAACTATTTGCCTGTAGCACTACGAGCTACTAAGAAGGGCCGCATTCACTATTTGAACTACAGCAGGAAGAATGGTTTTACGGATGGTTCTTTCATTCTGCCTAATGGATCACGGTGTGATTTTCTGAACTACACGCAGAGCGAGAACACTATTGAGGGACGTGAGGCCGACTTGATTTGGTGCGATGAGTTGGTGCCTCAGAGCTGGGTTGAGACGTTGCGATATCGGCTTATTACACGCCGCGGCAAGCTCTTGGTGACACAGACACCGCTGGAAGGTGTTGCTAGTGTGTACAAGGAGTTCACTGCTGGCTCTGCTATTACCCGGTTCGATGATGCGGATCTGCTGAAGGGCAAGCAGGCGCTTCCTACGTGGCCTATGGGCAAGTCTGCTCGCACTATGGTTCAGGCTCAGACCAACCGGAGGACGGTGTTCTTCTTTAGCGAAGACAACCCGTACAACCCCTTCGATGAAATGAAGTCGAAGCTGGTGGCCTCGCCTATGGGCCAGATCCTCACTCGGGCCTACGGATGGGCAAGTGACAACATAGGCAAGGCCTTCGCTCGGTTCAGGCCGGATATCCACTGTATCGAGCGGGATAATGTGCCTCCCGGTGGTACGCTGTACATGGTGTGCGATCCGGCTGGTGCGCGTAACTGGTTCTGTTTGTGGCTACTGGCCTACGAGGATGGGAAGCGCATTGTGGTGCGGGAGTTCCCTGACTTCAGCAACTATGGCGAGTGGGTGCTGCCTAGCGAGAAACCTGACGGCAAGGCTGGGCCTGCGCAGACGTTGGATGCAGGCCGGTCGATATCGGAGTACCGCAACCTATTCAGGACCATTGAGGCGGAGCTTGGTTACGGCGAGCCTGTGATGCGACTGATTGATCCTAAGGCCGGCGGTAGTCCGGCGCTATCGGAGCAGGGCGGGACCACTCTGATCGACCTACTGGCCGAATCGGAGAATCCGTTGGATGAACCCATGGCATTCGTACCTGCGCCGGGTGTGCCTGTGGACCAAAGGACGTCGGCTATTAACAGCCTGTTGTCCTACGATGCCACACAGCCGCTGACGCCGTTGAACGAGCCGAGTCTGTACATCACCAAGGACTGCTCCAACCTGACGTATGCGCTATCTGAGCATACCGGACGCGATGGTCAGAAAGGTGCCAGCAAGGATCCGATTGATTGCTTGGGTATGTTGCTGGTCTCCGGCCTTGCCTACGTTGGCAATGGGGGCTTCAATTCCCGCGGCGGCGGTGGATACTAAATTTTGACCCTATGCAAGGCGATTCATACAAGACGGCTACTGATGTGATGGCGTCGGTTGGCGACTCACCCAATGTGAGTGCGTTGACCGAGGAGTTGCGGCGTGCTGCTACCGATTATGGTATTGGTAGCCGTGTCGAGCGTATTGAGAATACGCGCTATTGCCGGTGGCCGGGTCAAACGAGCGACGGCAAGAAATGGAACGATGCGTCCAATGCGCAGAAGCCGGCGTTCCCTTGGGATGGTGCTAGTGACACTCGCATTCCGCTGGCCGATGAGGTGGTCAATGGATTGGTCGATCTGTGCTCGACCTCATTCTGGCGTTCTATGCTCAGGGTTGTCCCGAGCAATGTGACAACGGTCGATCAGGCCGCTACCGCCCACAACCTGATGGACTGGGCTGTGAACTCCAAGATGTACTCGGATTTGACCCGTGAAGTGGAGTTGCTGGCTCAGTATGTGTGGACCTATGGCTGGGCAGGCGTGCACATCTCGTGGCAGCAGGAAATGGGTCAGAAAGAGCAGTACCTGACCATGGATCAGATCGTAGCTCTTGCCGCCCAATCGCCTCAGGGCTCGGTGCTGTCTGACTTGCCGAACCTCATTGCTAATCCGGAAGCCGACGATCAATCCGCGGAACTGTTGATGGCAGCATTTCCTAACCTGAAGAAACGTCGGGCCATTAAGGCGATCAAGGAGTTGCGCGAGGAAGGAGAGTGCGACTTCCCGGTTCCCACGATGGTGAGCAACAAGCCTTACATCGCTGCTTTGGCACCGTGGGATGAGCTGGCTTTTCCTCCGGAGACAACGGATATCCAGAGCGCCCGTGTTGTTTTCCGCCGTCATTACATGACCTCGATTGAGATCATGCAGAAAGTAGAGACCGACGACTGGGACGAGGAGTGGGCTCAGGAGGCCATCAACACCATGGGCAAGTTCAGCAACTACGCTGACTACACCTACACCATCGGACTTCCGAAGAATGCCTTCCTCGACCGCGAAAACCTCATTGAGGTTGTCTACGCCTATCAGAAGGCAGTGGATTCCGACGGCATTCCCGGCGTCTACTACACGGTCTTCTGCCCTCAAGTAGGTGGCAAATGGGGTTACTTTGAGCTGCTCGATTATGCCCACGGTCAGTACCCGTTTGTGTGCTGGCGAAGCGAGTTGATCCATCGAAAGATGGTCGAATCTCGCGGTGTGCCTGAGGTTTGCGCGACGTGGCAGCATGAAATCAAAGCCCAGCGCGACTCGGTGTTCGACTACACCTCATTGGCGACCTTGCCTCCCATCGAAGTGCCTAAGACTCGGGGCGGTAATCTCAAGATCGGGCCTGCCATTCAGATCCCGGTGCTTCGCCGCGGTGAGATTGGCTTCATGCAGCCTCCTGCGCGTGAACCCGGTGTGGCTTTTACGCTTATCAACGAGGTGATGGCGCAGACCGACAGGTACTTTGGTAGACCGACCGAGAAAGTGCCTCCTGCAGTCACCCAGATGCGTCAGCAACGCACCATCAACAACTGGCTGCATGGTTGGACCGAGGCGTTCCGACAGGTTTTCTCGCTGACACTGCAGTACACCGGGCCGCTGGAGGTTCAGCGCATCACTGGATCTCAGATTCAGATTGGCGAGGATGTGCAGGACTTCGATGTCACGTTGAAGTTCGACGTGCGCGAGATGTCTACCGACCTTGTGAGCGAGAAACTGAAGGCAATCTCGACCTTGATCCTGCCTCTTGATACAGCCGGCGTCATTGATCGTGCAAAACTGATCTCTGTGGCGCTGCGTGCTATTGATCCTATGCTCGCCACCGAGCTTGTGATGCAGACCGGCCCTGCATCGCAGAAGATGTTCAAGGAAACCAACGATGAGGTGGCCCTGATGAGCCTTGGTAATCCTCCGGCACTGCGCGAGAACGACCCCACGGCTGCTATGCGCCTGCAATTCACGCAGCAGGTGTTGCAATCCAACCCAAAATATCAGGCGCAACTGCAGCAGGATCCGCTTTTCCAAGCGAATCTGCAGAAATACATTGAGAACCTGCAGTTCAGCGTGCAGCAACAGCAGAATGCGGTCACCGGACGTCTTGGAGTTCAATAAATGAGAATCTCACAGGAGAAAATACAAGAGGCATTCGTTTCGGTTATGGATGGAGATCCATTCTACCGAGCAATGAATCAGGTCATCACAGACCAAATAGAATCCGAGGTTCTAAACAGCATACAGCCTGATCTATCAGACTCAGGCCGTGCCTATAACTGCGGAAGGGCTGCAGCGCTGAAGGATCTTTACGAATATTTCAACAATTTGAGGTCGGTTAATGGGTTGACGAATCAACCCGACTAGTGCCTCTTCACAAACAAGGTTTCTTGGTTGACCTCAACAACCATGGCGCACAATACCCGGCTTGCAGGGTCTAAATAGCATGGATAAATCACAGAATACACAGGAAGCGACACCTGTTCAAAACACGGTACAGGCTCCGAAAATCAATCCGCTGACCTTCGATGAGGCGGCATTGGCTAGGGTACTTGAACACAGGTTCAGTGAGCCGGAAGATAAACCGACAAAGCAGATCATCGAGGAAGAGCCGGAGTCCGAGGCCGCGAGTGCGGAATCTCAGACCGAGGAAGCGGATCCTGCCGCTGAACAAGAGGAAAATCAGGCCGAGTCGCCTGAGGATGATCTTTCCGATCAGAAGACCGAAGACCAAGCCGACGAGGAACCGTCAGGTTACAGAAAACGTATCGACAAGCTGACTCGCCAGAAGCGTGAAGCACAAGAAAAAGCCGATGCGTTGGAACGTGAACTGAACGAGACCAAGTCCAAGCTGGAGAAGAGCAGTTCCGATAGGCCGGTGCCGGTGACAAATCAAACCGACCCGTTTGCGGATGTCTGGGACGCGAAGAAACTCGATGACGAGTGGAGCAAGGCCCGTGATCTCAAGCGGTGGTGCGAGGACAACATTGATGGCTGCGAAATAGGTGACAAGGAATACAGTTCGTCCGAGATAAAGGCGATCAAGCGGCGCGTTGAAGACGCACTTGATATCCACATCCCGGCACGATCTAGGTTCCTGAACAACTACAAGCAGATCCAGCCTATCGCAGAGCAGATCTATCCTTTTTGGAAGGACCGTAGCAGCACCCAGTACACCGAGGCGCAGCAGGTATTGCGACAGTTGCCGCAGCTTGCAGCGTTACCGGAGCATCAGGTGCTTGTTGGCGACTTCTTAGAGGGCCGTAGGCTGCGTATGGAGCGCGAATCGACCAAGGGGAAGCCCTCGGCCAAATTGCCTCTTAAAACCGCTCCTAAACAGCCGGGAAAGCCTACTGCGTCACCTGTCAAAAAGGACGGCGCACAGGCGAACATCGACGCGGCAAAGTCTCGGTTTGCAAAGTCGGGAGGACAATCTGAATTGGCTCGTTTACTAGAAAGTATTCTTTGACCTATGCCACTGCTTCAACCTAACCAAGTCGGTATTCGCGAGGAGCTCGCGGACTACATCGCCATCGTCGACCAGAAGTCGACTCCGTTCGTTTCCATGGCCCCCAAGGGCAAAGACCTCGGGAACATGACGTTCTCTTGGCAGGTGGACAACTACGCCACTCCCACTGCTGGTGGTGTGCGCGACGGTACTGACGTGACCTACACTGCCGGCAACCCCGGAAGCCCGGTGAATCCTGTCGTCAACCGTACTCGCCTGACCAACTACGCTCAGGTTTTCCGGAACGATCTGCGTATTGGCTTTGTTGCCAACACCCAGAACGTCGCTGGCGTCGGCAATGGCGGTGAAATCGCCAACGGCATTTCCAAGCGTTTGATTGAGCTCAAGCGCAAAATGGAGTCGACCTTCCTTTGCACCAACCAGCCGGGAACTCAGGAAGACGGCACCAATTCATACCTCACCAGCTCGCTCGGTCAGTGGTTGCTGCAGACCAACTCTGCAGGTATTGGAGCTCCGCCTTCTACGTTCGCTCCGAATAGTGCTGCCGTTAACACCACGACCTCCGCGAACTTCGTTGAGGCTACTGCCCAGAACGTCCTCACTGGTATCTACAACGCTACCGGTACGTTCCGTGATTACGACGTGTTCTTGGGCGCTACGCTCAAGCGTGCGTTTACCAACCTTACTGCTTCGCGCACCACCGAGGTTAGCAACAGCAGCTCCATCGCTGCCACAAGCGTCCGCACCTTCAATCAAGAGCTTGGAAACGATACTTTCAAGTCCTCTGTGGATATTTTCGAGGGCGACTTTGGTCGGCTTATTTTGAGCCCAGATGTGTGGATTAACGCCACTGATGGTACTCCTTCTGCAACTTCGTTCACCTACTCTACCGGCGCTTTCAAGGGCTACGTGGTTCCGATGGACATGGTCGAAATCCGGTATGCTAAGATGCCCGAGGTCAAGCCGTTGCCTGACAACGGTGGTGGCGAAGGCCGTCTGATTCAGGCCATTGCTGGTCTCGTGGTGAAAAACCCGAACGGCTTTGGTATGTTCAATGGCGCGAGCTAGTCTTTTGTAGTACAATGGGGAGGTTGCTGGGCATTCCAGTGGCCTCCCCTTTTTTCAATCTATGTCCAATCCAAACGGAATCTCAACGCTCATTGCAAACGCAATGGATGACCTTCCCGGCAACATTCGCCAACAGGTCATTCAAGAACTCAAGGAAGGCCACCGCAAAGAGTGGGTGAATGCCGGAATTGAGCAGAAGAAGATAGCTCGGCAAACGCACATCAACGAGTTCAAAGCCGTTGAGGGAATTGGACGTTTGCGGATGCGTATCGACCCCACTCTGTACCACTACTGGGGGCACAAGGTTGGATATGGATGCTGGAAGGACGCGCAGTTCCTGCGTGAGATCGAGCGTGACAATCCCGAGGTCCGCGTGAAATCGGGAGGTACTCGCTTGCAAGTTGGTTTCAGCGGTAGCAAAAGAAGCAGTCAGAAGTTCGCATTATGAATGTTGGATCCAATCGTCAGCTAGCCGGCGAGTACGGCGGCAGGTACATCACCGCATCAAATGGGACCGTGACCGGAAATTGGATGGAGGTTCATGCTGTCTCCACGACCATTCTCGGATCGTGCACGTCCAACATCACCGACCTCGGTGGCGGCGTGACCATCCAAGCCGGCGACAGCATCAACGGCGTGTTTACCTCCATCTCAATCTCAAGCGGTTCGCTGGTCCTATACAACCGCAAGTACGCCTGATATGCGACTCGGACTCGGCCTAGGACTCGGCATTGATCAATTCATCAGCGGAGCTGGTGGAGGCGCCGACCTGCCGATCATGCGCCGGGACCTTCTGCGCGAGGACGAGGGATTCCTCCTCCTAGAGGACGGCACTTCCAAAATCGTC